TTACGCGGCAGGCTGCTCCGGCCAGGTGATGTCAGGTGCCTTACTGATATCTACAGCCTGAACTTGCTGGTAATACTCCATCCAGGTACGAAGTAGCGTTTTATCAGAATCCGTGATGATCCCCAGCATCAACTGAGTCTGCCATGCCTGTGTTTTTGTGGTGACGCCTTGAAGAAGTGATTGTTTTTTTAGCTCGTAATCAATTACAGGCTCAGTCAGGATCGGCAAGCCATCAGTGCCCGGGCTGATAACTTTACCAGCGGTCTGGCCGGCGAACATTTCATTGTAGAGATCATCAGAAACCTCTATCGCATCAGTTGGCCAGCCCGTTTCTGATTTTTCATAATCGCTTTTTAAATCATCGGGATAAAAACCGTTTGTTTTTGCACTGTAAAAATAGGCCATTTTAATATCCTGTAACTGTTACATAAGATCCATTTCCGTCGCATCCAACTATTGCTCCGGTCAGTGTCACACTTCCAGTCTGTACCATTGAAAGGTTATCGGCCCCCGTGCCGCTTTGAATCACTGTATCGTTTATGGCGATAACTGCATTGGGGAATGGTATAGGCCAGGTGACCGCTACATGACCCGGACCACTGTATGTCACACGGAACCATTGAGTGATGCGTCCGGTACGTATATCTTTTTCCCAGCCAGCATTAGGATTCATAGCCGCTATCACAGACGGATTCAGCGGGCTGTAAACTCGTTGACCGTTTTCATAAAGTCCGAAACCTGCTGCCGTTCCAACATTTCCTGTAAACGTCCCGCCCGACATCAGCATTCTTGCATTAAGCTGGTTATAAATATCTCCCCATTTCGCAAAGAGATGAGCAGACAACAGCCCCCCCCACGCAGGGCCATTAATATCACCCGTGGAATTATTGACGGGGATTGCATTAAATCGATTATTCAGATAATTCGACAACCAGTCATTACCCCAGGCACTACCGCGAATATTCCCGGACGGGTTATCAACCGGAATAGCGTTGATTTTGCTTTGCAGATCATTAAAGCGTGCGGTCAGATTAACGGCCAGCGAACCGCCCCATGCGGTGCCGTTCACATCACCCGTGGTATTGTTCACGGGAATGGCACCGAAACGGGCATTCAGATTATTTGACAACCATTCGCTATTGCCGCCAGTACCCCAAATGGTGCCGTAGCTATTGCCATCAATGGCGTATTTGGCAGGCCCGGCATAGATGTTACGCCCGGCAAAAATCTCGCCCACTTCATTAAAGGTGACCCGGCCATATTCATTTTTATTTTCTGCATCCACTGTGCGGAAAATAAAACCACCTGTCCCGAGCCCCCGATTATTGGTCAGCCCTGCTGTACCAAACCCGATACCGTTCCAGTCAATTGTTAATCCCTGGACAGATGGTGATGCAGGCGTATTGACGCGCATTGATGCCGACTGGATCAGACCTGTGACATTCAGCCAGGACATGGTGTCACCGATACGCTGGACGGAGTTAGCCGCCTGTGTGATGGTATTCTGCAATCCCAGGTACTGGATTATTGAGGCAACGTCCGCTTTATTAATCAGATTACGTCCGGCGGCGGTCAGGTTGGTTAATGCCAGGGTATCAGGCCCGGTAAAATAAGCCAGAGTATCAGCAGTGGCCGGCAGCGCGGCCAGAGACGTCAGCGCGGCGTCCAGTGCCTGAAAGTCTTTACCGAGCGCTGCCGCCATTTTGGTAATGAACGCAGCGATATCGCCGTTATCCGGAACATCCTGCCCGGTTTTATTAGTGATGTATTGCGCCAGCGCCGCCGCAACAAATGTTGCCTGCCGGATAGCCTTGTTGATCTCGGCACTGCTGGCCTTACCAGCCTGAAAGCCCGTCAACAAAGCGGTCAGTGCCTCATACTCAGCCTGAGTGATGACGTTTGCACTGGCCCCTGTCGCAAACGGTTTAAAGTCATTTTTAGCCATTACAGTAAAGTCCCCCATGCGCCGGTATCGAAACCGGTTATGTATTCGTTATCCATGTCAAAACCAAAAAAGCGGTTTCCCTCCGACGGCGTTTCCACCGCCGGAATTTGAATGCTGCCACCCCACACTCCCGCCGCTTTAACGGTCAGGTAGCCCTGCCTGATAGCGGCTATCAGTTCGAGTGAGACGTGAGAAATGTCGGTCTCAGGAAAAACCCAGAGACCAATAGTCATGTCCTGGTTATCCACGATTTGCATACGCAGTCCGGAACCGGCCAGCGCGTTATCGAGAATGGGCGGTAGCGTGTCGTTCGTGCCATCCCAGTTATTGATGGCAATTTTCGCTTTGAGGATTACCCGATAAGTTTCGTCACTGAGCGCGGTATACCCACTGTCAGGATCATATGGCCCCTGCCACACGCCCTGGTCATAGCCCAGCCCCTCGGTATCCCAGGCGAAGAAAATGCCGGATATGGGAACGGCGACGTAGCGGCTACGTCCGATCCACTCCCCCAGAATGTCAAGCTGCACGCCCACAGCATTATCAATATCAAATGCCGTCACCAGGCGGTTTAACGTAGTGCTGGTATCCAGGAACGGACGCGTTGACAAATCGACATGCTGGAAGAACAGAGGCTTCGTGCCGTGATAATTAGTAATCAGATCGGTGTATTGGCTCATGGCACCACCGTGATAGCGATATTCGCTGGTGAGCAACTGGCGGCTTCCGCATAACCGATATCAATATTTGCCGTCGCCACACTGCCAGCGGTTTTACCAATAGACAGGCTGTTAATGTCGTAATAACGGGCATTTCCGCCGCTCACGACACCGAGGTTAGCGGGGGAGTAAACACGGCTGATCAGCACGTCGTCACCAATAGCCAGCGAATTAATGTAACTGGCTATGGTCGATTTTATCTGGTCGGCAATTAAAGAGGTGTAGCCTGGAAATACCCGCAGAGTGATAGAGACAAACACCGGCACGTTTACCGGGCGGGAAAATGATATCGGATGAGGATTGCCCCAGATGTCAGCAACCACAATGGTTGTGGTGCCATATGTTCCCACCCCCTGCCCTTTTTTCCCCCGCAGCGTCTGCGCAATCGTTGTTGTATCACCGCCGTCAACAATGGCACTGATGGAGTGGGCCGGTAAGCCGTTTGCATCCACAGAGCCGGTGTCGTTTTCATAGAGTTTGTGGCGTGTCACGCCCGATATATTCGCCAGCGCGCCATCAACAGCGGCGAACGGCGTCAGTGAGGGTAACGCCACGCTCTGGCTCTGCCTGGCGCGCAACTCTGCATCGGTTTCTGCGGCAACTCCGACCGTAGCCGCCAGTGGATTACTGACTGACAGCCAGCCTCGCGTGGGGGTATTTATATGCGTCACTGACCCTGCCAGAGCGGCAACAGCTCCGTTGGCATCACATGTGGCCGTGAGCGTGACGCTACCGCTCACTCCAATGGAAACTGACGCCGGAAAATGCCAGATGATTCCGTTTGTATCCTTCGCTGAACCATTGGTGATGATCGTCCCGGCGGTCCCCGTCAGCAGCAGGTCAACAGTCGAACGCGTTTCTCCGCGCCGCACTATCCCGTTGATTTTAACGTTGCGCGTAAGAGCGTCACTCAGTGCCGTTGAGGGAGAAAAGCTGTTATAGACCCCGATAGCTGTCGTGTTGGCGTCGTGAATTGCCAGCGCCACCAGCGCGACCATTTGGCCGTCTTTGCTGTCGGGTTCCAGATACACATCAGTGCCGTAAATCTGCTGAAAATACCCGGTTACGGTATCAAGTATTGTCTGGTAATCAGGCGCACTGATCCCCTGGGCGGTTATCGTTGCCGATAATCCCAGCGTGTCGAGGTTCAAAGCCATTTATGCCTCGCTTGTAAGGGTCGTCATTCCGTAGAAGGTTTCGACCGTCGCGGTGAACGTTACGCGCCGGGATGAGGTGTTTACTGCTGTGTTAAATTCGGTAATGGACTTAACGCCCTTCGTTTCAAGAATGCGCTGCCGTATGGCGAGGTTATAAAGTTCCGGACGCTGCTTACCGAGCACAGACTGGATCCATGGCGTACCCTCGGTGGTGTCGAGAAACCACTGACCGTACCACAACTCAAACCGTGTTTTGATGGCCTGTGCCACCGCCTCCGGTGAATTAATCAGCCAGGTGTCATCACCACGGCCAAATGTATAATCGCCGTCGGTGTCCTCACGTCGGTATTGCATTAATTTGGCCCCCCGGTGTTTCCGCTGCCCGTCTGTACGCCACCATGCGTATGCATGATCAGGCTTTTATTCCCGGCTTTAACATCGTTGGTGACGTTAACCGGGCCGAGCATTGTTGCACTGCCTCCGCTGGCACCCATGCCCTGCGACAGGTTACCGTTAATGGTTACGTTGCCGTTTAGCACGATAGTCGGGGACGTTATTTCAGTGCCACCGTCGGCGCTAGCCGTCAACTTACCCGGCGTTTTAACGGTAATCGCGTGACCGACAGCCACTTCAACAAACGCGGCCCCATCATTGGTTCGCAACTGTGCAGCGCTGGCGCTGATGCCGCTGATTTTCTTTGCCTGAGACTGAGGACCGACGATACAAAATGCATCGGACAAATCATGCATTCTCGGGTCTACCGGTTCCTGAACTCCACCGTTCTGCCACCAAAAATCAATACAGCGATCGGAGAAGATCACCAGGCACTCATCGCCAGGACTGACGGGGAATGTCAGCGTAACGCCGCCACCACGTGGGAAAATAACAGGTACGTCTACCAGTAGCGGATACTCTTTGGTCGTTGTGTGGCCGTCGTTATCTCGCACCATACAGCGGACCGACGGCTGAACTGTCGCCGTCACCGAGCCAGGATCGAACGACTGGACAATACCAGGCAGTGCTACGCGAAGTTGCTCATTTATCGCCTGACGTTCTGAGGCCAGAACATCATCAAATGAGCCGTTACGAGACTGGATTGAAGCTGACATGGGTTACTCCGGACAATAAAAAAGGCCGCCGAAGCGACCCTTGAATTTATTAACGACATCATACGCCCATTGCGCGACCATAATTAAACCCAAGCTTATAGAAAATTGATATCCGTTGATCAATTGCAAGTAATTTTGGGTTGCACACGAACCGGATGGGTTGTGAATATGTAAAAATGTCACCAGTTAGATATTTGGCACAATACCGCCCTATATGGCGAATTATCCAACATGGATACACGCCAATTAACGTCGGCGCATCCATATTATTTTGTAAAGGCTGAACGTTCAAAAACCGGGACTTACCAGCAGGTTAATGGATAGACTGAAACCCATATTCTTATCGGCTCTGGCCTGCATACGTCCAGAGTCGACATTGATTCCGTCAGAACCTGGGAGTGTGATTTTGCTACGTGACACGCTCGACATCAATTATACCCATCTCGCCACCTTTGGTTATATAAGGATATAAGTGCCACCGTGAGCAATATAATGCGGACAAAAGCCCGAAACAGATAAAAGCAGCAATACAAAATATTGACGCTTTTAATTCCTCCTTTTAGAGAATCAGGTATTCTCCGCGCCTACGCCCCTCGCGCTACACACGTCAAAACCATATACCATTCCTTGCCTCTTGTATCACCAGAATAGGTAATACCCTGAACGACATAAACACCATCTGTTGCAATACTTGCAGGTTTTTCAGTTGTACCAGAAACAGTGATATTACCGTTCCTGGTTTCTGTAGTAATGTGACTTCCATCCTTTCCGAGATCCTCATTGCTGAGTTGTTTGCGTTTGATGAAAGCATTTTTCTGGTTCAGCTCGATCAATCCATTGACGTGGATATTCGGGTTTATGAGACACGCGACGTTAACGCCATTGCCAAACGTCTGTTGAGGCATGCCGATTAACCCCGTCTCGCTGTTCAGCACTATGGCGTCGTGTACCACCTCGTTTTTGGCAACCATCTCACGCTTGCCATTCACAAACATCCATGTCGCTTCACATTGCGCCGCAACATTATCCATCAGATGTCTCGTCATCCCGAACAGGACTCTCCCGCGCGGGAAAACGGTATCCGGCATGGTTGGTGTACGACCGACTTCTGCGCCCTTCAACTGGAAGTCTTTCATCAGCAACGTATCAAAATCAGTGGTACGGTAACCGGCAGATAAGGTCTTTGAGGTCACGGTGGTGGAAAAAGCCTGGTCGGTATCAGCGGCCTGGATGAGGACATAACTGTCCACCGATTTATCTTCATCTTTCCCCTCAATGGTATAACGAATTTCACCACTGAATATCTGCCCGTAGTTGCGACCGTCAGACTGTCCGTTAACCGTTCTCGCAATCCCTACCTGACTGGCATCAACCACCTGCGCGGCCATGCCGTCATAACCTGCGATGACTTGAATGCGGGTAAACTCCTTCTCGCAGAACGTTTTCACAGTTTCTGGCGCCAGATTATAGATTTTGAATGTGCCGACAGCGGTATTCGTACTGCTTTTAACCCAGCTGATATCGAAATGGACTTTGAATTTCCCAAAGTCTGTCAATTGACCTTTTCTGTCCGTCAACAGTAACTCGAAATGACGCATCCAGTTCTTTGACATGGTTACTCCGTGACAACATAGAGATGACTGGTGATACCCAGATCGGTTTTTGTCGGGTTTTCTTGCCCGACAATGTCGGTACCGACCACCAGCGCAAATCCCAGGTTAAGATAAATATGCTGCGCCAACAAATCCGCGCCCGACACCAAAGGCAGCGCCAGCGCCAGCGGCGTGGAATCGTCGCGAAATAGATCAAGGCACCAGACAGGATCACGCCAGGACACAGCCATTTTGTAGCTGGCCCCGGCAATAGCGATGGAAAACTGCTGATTATCTGCTGATAGCGGAATTTCGTTGATTGATAACATCACTTTCTCCCCAGAATATTGCTGCTGGAGGCTCCCTTATGACCACCTAAAATACCCTTCGATTTCAGAATGGTTTTATTTGCCGGCGTGGCTGTCTTTACCCCGGCGTTCTGAACCGCTGACGTGTTAGCTCCCTGAGCCATATTGGACTTATCAGCCACCTGTGTTACCAACGTGCTGGTGATAATCACCTCACGTAATGTCAATAAGGCAGAAAGCACATTTTCAGTTTTTTGATCGGTATTTACCTCAATACTGCGCAGGAGCATATTTTTATAAATACGCTTCCCGGTCACTACATCCAGCGGCGTTCTACTGGATTGCAAATCGAGTAATTGCTGGTAGGTTTCTCTCGGACTCATACCAAGCAGAGGGGGGCCTGCCAGTTTATTATTGAAATTCAGTAGCTCCCCCCCTCCCGCGAAGCCGACATCCATGATAACTTCCGACGGGCTTTTATAGGCATGATCGGAAATCGCCGCGCCCGTTTCGACAGGGTGCTCCGTTATCTCCAGTTTGTCGGTGTGCTTTTCACTCACCACGACCGACGGAACGAGTATCCCTATATTCCGTGACTGCAAGTGAAACAGCGTTGATAGAATATCCATTAGCCCGCCCCTGTCTGGTTTCTTCGTAACACACGTGAATTCACACTTATCTGCCTTTGCTCGACTTCCCGGCCAATATCATGGGCGTTTCCACCATAGATATTGTATGTGTTTTGCTGCTGAATTTGCGGGCCGGAGACAAACTTGCCCTGCAACATATTGCTCTGCAACTGGGGGATATACTCGCGCGTCTCCTTCGGTAAAAGGCCCATACCGTATTTCTCAACGTTACCCATGCCCCGGTTATAGGACGCCAGAGTCTTGCTCAATCCGCCACCGTTATCTCGCAATAGCTGACTAAGGTAACGCACGGCAGTTTCGGCAGATTTCATTGGTTCGAAAGCATCGCTGCCTTTCGGATCCAGACCTTTCGCCGTACCCGGCATCAACTGAAACAACCCGTGCGCGCCCGCTTTTCCCCCTGGTAACGGGTCTCCCCTGGATTCCGTTACAGCCGTACTGTGTAATAATCCCGCGGAGAGGTTATACAGTCGCTCCAGATTCGCCAGCGCCAGGCGCAACCGGCCTTGCAATGCATCCCCTTCTGTAGACGGCAGCGGCATCAACGCTTTACTGGATTCCTGAACACCTGACGAAATACGCCCAAACCAGGTATTGGCGACGGAGACAAACGCGTTGCTTTCCTGACGGCCTTTCGCTGCCTCCTGGCGTAAATCCGTTTGCGCCTTGTTCAGCGTGTTCAACTGCGGTTTTCTGACGGACTGAGCTTGCAGCCCTGGCCCTGTTTCAGATACAGACTGTAACGGCTTACTCTCCATCCACTCTGGCAGCGACTCGTGCGCGACATCAGCGACGCTGCCAGCCAGTCCAACGGCCACCTTTGTCACCCCTTTTACAACGGGGCTGTCAGAAAGGACTTTCGCCGCATCTTTCACCAGCCCCCACGAACCGGAGAAATCATCCTTAACCCGTTTTTTAAGCACATCCACCAACGCACTAACGTATTTGATAGTGCTCTGAATGGATTCACTTATCGGGTCAAAAAGCCATTTACCGGAAAACTGCGAGATGTCGATGTTCAGGAATTCAAAGAAGGCCTTCCCGGCACCGGCAATTGCGCCGCTCAGCTTCGTGATCTTTTCAAACAGGTCGCCGGAATCGCCCAGCCAGAGAGTTCCTTTGATAACACCAGCCTGTGCCTCCTCGATTTTCGAGAGGTCATTCAGGATCTGCTTACTTAGGTGATCAATGCTTCCTACCTGCACGTCTGACAGGCTGTTACCCATTTTATCGCCTGCCATAGCCGCTATCTGACCGAACGCAGGAAGCGAGGTCATAAAGCGGTTACTTCTGACGGTCGCGGTATCGGCATTGTTGCCGATAGCCTGCGTCATTTGGGAATACAGCACATTGAAATCATCCAGACTGCGACGCATCGCCACTAGTGTGTTTTCATCAATGCCAGGCATTAGCGCGTACTGGTTCGCGAGATAAGACGGCATAGTGCTGAGTTTCTGATCCAGCCCGGAGAATATAGCCCCCATACTGCGAGCCTGCCCGTTAGCGTCGTGAGTATCCACGTTCAGGCGGCTCAGGCTTCCCTCACCGCCAGGATTACTACGCAGGAACTGGACAAGCCCTTCCAGAGAACTTCGCACATCAGCAACACTCTTCCCTGTTTGGGATGCTGCGTACCCGAGCGCCTGGATATCCGCCACGGCCTCATCGCTGCGCTGTGGTGCCAAAGACAGATCGTCCAGCCCCGACGCGACTTTAGTCGTAAATCCCACGATAGACAGTGCCGCCGCCTCGACGGCCATGCCCAGTGCGATGACTCCTTCGGTTGCTCCCAAAATCGCGGCTTCAAATTTAGCGGCACCCGCGTCATCAACATCGAATCCCAGGGAGTGCAAAAATGATTTTATGGTTTCAGCATTCATTCCTGTTCTCTCTCCCAGCGCGCGATACGCGCATCGTTATCCGCTTTGATATCTATCCAGTCGTTCATGCGTGCGATATCCGCCAGATCAATGGAGCCATCTTTCAATGCGGTATAAGGGATAAAACCCGCCTGTACCGGACGGCGTAAATAGTCCTCGTCATCCGGCAGGGTATTGAGTGTCAGGCTGGCTGTTGGACCGCTGTCTCGCTCATAGGGTGGGCGGGCAAAAAATTTCCCAGGTTATCGGCTGCCACCCGGCCAGCGATATTCAGCATGGTAAGCAGGTCAATATCCTTGAACATCAGTTCACCGTTACTAAAAACAGGCGTCCAGTTTCCGGTGATCGCTTTACGAGTCACTACCGACAGACACGGGAACAGAATCGCGTTAACGTCCTCTTCGGGCATCCCTGCCACCACATCAGCGATTTTCGGCAGAATGGTACTTATGCTCTGTCCCGTTTTTTCACTTTCACCAGCAACTGCGGCGGCTTTATGCAGTGCTGACAGGTCAGGAACGATGCTCGACAGCACCGGCAATAATTTACGGCAGACTTTCAACTGGTCAAAAACACTCAGTTTAGTGGTGCGATAATCCACGCTATTGATCGTAAATTCCATCTGTTAAAACTCCCCCAACACTTGATCGATCTTGCCGCAGTCAAACGTCCAGGCGACGGACGAAGCATCTTTTGCATTAGCGTATTCAGGCTGTTTGCTAAATGCCACACTACGGGCGACAGTGGTATCTCCGGATACATTGTTACGCACCAGAATCACGTTATTCCCCCAGAGAGAAGATGACATTGATTGTGCGTTATAGGCCAGGCTCAACTTCTTGTTTACCGGGGACGTTTTCAGCAAGCTGACGGTGATCGTGCCGTTTTTTCCGGCGTGCAATGAATGCATCACCTCACCATCAGCACCGATAGTCATGGTGTTTTTGGCATCTGCGAATGTGATGGTAATGCCCGATTCGCCATTTGCTGAGCCGTAGCCAAGGTCAATTTCACCCGTCGGACCTGCCAGGGTCGCCGTGACGTCCATAAAAGAATAAGTAGCCATTTTTTTTCCTTATCGAACAACGTTAATCTGTACATCGGCGTAATGAACTGCGCCAGCCAACTTGCAGGCCACCTGAATCAGTGGCGATTTACGGGCTTCACGGTCTGCCTGCGCCTGTTCAGCAACAGATTGCGCGTAGAGGTAGTATCCCTTAGTCAGCGTGTCGCCGGATGCCAGTTGCCCAATAGGGCCACCGTTCCACACACCAGCCGCCACCAGCCCGTTAGTTACCGACTGATCCATAGACTGCTCTACGTTTGCCAGCAGCCGGGTAACGCCTGCGTCGGTCTGCGGAATTTTGGTCGTGCTGGTATAAAGCAGGTTAAAGAGGTTGGTCTGTACGTAGTTCTGCAGCCAGTCGAGGCCATGGCGTTCGTCGAAGAAGTCGCCATTAGCCATCACGCCCTGTTGCAGGATGGCGGTGTCGTTCTGGTAATAGACGAAGACGTTACCGTTGATCGCGTCAATGGCGTTTGCCTGCGCCAGCGTCAGCGTTTCGTAGGTGATGCCCGGCTCCTGTTTGAATTTCAGGGTGATGGTGGTGTTGCTGCCCGTGAAATTTACCGTGAACGCGCGGCCAAACGCAGAAATCGCCGCATACCTGCTGGACGAGCTGTATTGCCAGAAGGTGCGCGCATAGCCTGCCGCTTTCAATTTGTAGCCAAGATTGGTTGTGTCACCCGCTGTCAGTGTTTTAACGTCACTGGTGGTTACAGCCAGAATGCGACTCAGACTGGACGCCTCAATCGCAGCAGCAACGGAAATCACATCCGCATCCACCAGCTCGGTACTGTCAGCAATGGCCAGCCCGTACCAGGTGGTGTACTGCAGACAGGCATTCACCGCCGTAAGCAACGTTTCAATATTCCCCGTTTCGCCCGTGCCAATTGTTTTAGCCCAGCGGCCAATCAGTACTTGCGCCGGTTTCGGTGATTGCCCAAAAAATACAGTCGCGGCGGCATACTCCGGCGCGTCAGTACCGAAATCTTTCCCAATCTCCTCTATGCTGGAATACTGACGAATGCGCTCCGATACCGGAATAACAGTCGATGTGCCGAGGATCAGCAGCGTACCAAAATTTCGACCCGTGGCCGCCTTAGGCGACATAATCACGTCGACGTTAACGACGTTTGAGACAGGTAAACCCTGTGCCATAACTTACTCTCCGTAAAATAATGTAGGTGTGGACTGGATAGTTTTGATGTTAAAACTGCGGGTGTTTTTGCGTTGTAACGTCACATTGATGTCGTACCGGCGCACCCACTGGTTGTTAATTAATTCGGGAAGGTTAGAAATTATTCCTGCCTCCACCAGCGAAAGCCCGGCGGCACTCCGCAACGTGATGTTGTTCTGTTCGATGTAGAGGCCATCGTGAAAACGCGACGCCATAGCAGAACCTTGTGGCCCATAGAAGCTGGCCTGCACCGTTACCACTTCCCAGGTCCATTGCTCGCTCTGTTCGTCAGTGACCTGCACAAGTGCTGGCATGGCGTCACCGGGCAGAGTAGTTATCCCGAACAATGCGCATGTTGCACCGTCATTCGGGATAGATGATTGTGGGCCGGTCCAACGCGGGAACACCAGGGAGGCATCCAGCCCGGTGACGCCGCAGATCCAGCGGCTGATTTGCCGCTCCAGTTCCTGGTCATACTCCGGGTCCGTGCCGACGGGCGTCAGGTACCCCGGTTCTGTACTGTCATTACTCAATCAAGACACCTCCGGTAAAAGGGATATAAAGGGATATCTTGCGGCGAATGGGCTGCAAAGTTGTCTTCATTCCGCATCTGAATCTGTCGGTGGCAAACCCGCCTGGAGTTAACAACTCGACAGGACTCACAACGGATAAATCTTTCTTCGGAATGCATATGCGACGCACAATAAAAAGCCCCGCTATTACGAGACGCTATATCAAGAGATGATTTTAAGGTTGCAGACAGTTAGCATTGTATATTCCCGTAATTGGCTTACCCTGCATGTCGCCCGCACACCCATATATTTTCACATCATTTTAAGAAATTAATAGAATTAACTTCCGGCCTTTCAAGCTTCTATTTTTAGAATCATTAAGCCGTGCCCGAAGCCTGAAACCATTCTCGATTAAAAATCCCGATAATCGTTTATGTGATTTATCGCCGATAATATCTACGTCTTCAAAAAATTAACGAATGGACTATATCAGCAATATGCAATGTTTTATTTAGTCACTGAATTATCAACAACGCCAATAAGCGAGCCATCACGCGCTCGGGTAATATTCAGTTGAGCGTTATCCGCTTTACGTTTAACCAGTACGTTAATGTCTTTAATAGCGTCGCCATTCAGATCTGACTGTACGGACAACGCGATCGGCTCGAGAGTGTCATCGCTGGAGAACGGGATATAAGAAACCGTATTGTTCGCCGCGATAACCTTTACGCCCACTGCGCCGGTATCTGCATCCTGATAAAGGTTGTATACCGTTCCGTCTGCTGCATCCGTATCGTACATGACGTAATTCCCTACCGGAGAAACGGCACTGGTAATCATAACGCCATCAATATCAGCCCCGTCAGTTCCGGTAACAGTGGAAGAGCTATTACTGGTATCCACAATTTTCACATACGGGTAAGAAAGGAGAGGATCAACCTGGCTATCAATATTGAAACCCAGCCATGAGCCTGTACCGCCAGCGGCTTTCGCTGATGTTGTGGCGGTCAGTTTTTTGTACGTGACATTATCCGTTGAAATATAGATATCAAATGAATCCCACCAGCCACCTTCATAAACATACAGATCGGTAGCTGAGGTGCCGTCAGCTTTAAGCGCATTCGGCCCAAACTGCAAAACGATATTGCCTGATTTACCTAAAGAGACCAGAGTACCGTCGGGTGCACCAAACGCACTTTTCGGCAGCGCCGAGTTACCCGACGCACCGGCCCCCGGATTATACGAAACAACCTGAGTGGCAAATCCCACTGCAGTACCGGGTGAGTCAGGATAAGTCAGGTATTTTTCAGCGTGAGCAGATAAAGAAAAAAGGCAGATGAATGCAAAAATACATTTTTTCATTACGTTTCCTTAGATCAGGATGATACTGGCCGAGATCTCTTTTAGTGAGGTGGGAATTCTGTTTCAGCAGCGCAGTGACTACGCCAGGAATTGTTATGAATCAGGATGTCTTTCTTTGTGTTCGGGTCCATTACCCGGATGTCTTCTAAAGTCAGGTAGACTGGCTTTACCCAGTCGCAAGCAGTGTCGATAACGTCAACCTTTGCGGGTCCAGTTGTCGCGCAGCTCCCGATCAACATCGTCATCAGGCATATGGTTAACAGTCTGCTGTACATCGCTGGCCTCTTTGATGACTTCAACCCGGCGTTTAGTGGCGACGATAGCAGCGGCAGCGGTCTGCTCTTGCACGTTGGCCTGCGCTTCTGCCTTACCCTGACTCTTTCCGACACGGTGTGCACCAAACAGAAGAAGAGCCAGGGTGATAATGCCGCCGATAATGGCTTCCAGGGCGCCCATCACTTCGGGTCCGAAGCTGCAGGCTGTTTTACCAGGCGACCAACGATGCCGCACACCGCCACAACCGCAGTGATTGCACCCATCCAGCTCGCAGGGATCATTGCTTTGACGTCATCGGGTAATTGTGACCAGATAACGGGGATTGCCCCGGCGACAGCAAGAGCCTGAACGCTGAATAACTTCCAGCTTTGTTTCCAGTTTTCGATAACCATCATTCCCCCAATGCGCATATTGCGCGGTTGTAACGGTCAAGGCGGTCACCGATGCCGTTCTGACCGCCGTTAATAATTTGCGTGACCCGGCCTACGTCGCCGGGATATTTCAGGCAGCCGTGAGTGACGTAAAACCACGCGGCGGATCGCGCGGCGTTTACCTCCTGTTCCAGTTGTTCAGGAGAGGTAACAAGGTCGATTTTCAACGCGATACCACAGCGCCAGTAATTGTTCAGGAAGGTAATGCCAATCAGTCCACGTCCCCGATATTTCCAGCCATCACCGGGAGCGGTGTTACCAAAACGCTTGCTGTAAACCAGGTTGGCAATCGCGCGCTGGCGCTCAACGGGTAAAACTTTCTCATCAGGCTTGCGTCCGAGCGCCTGAGCCTGCTGCGGGGTGATACGTCCCGCACGGACAAAACCCGCAAGACCTGAAACGCTGTAGTTAAAATTTTCCACCAGCGCGCTAAAACTGGTGCTTTCATGTCCGGCCTGGGCAATAAACATCGCCTGGTCGATTGTGCTGGTAATGCCAAACTCGGCCATCGCGTCGTTAAGTGGCTGGAGCCAGCGCGAAGCTGAACCGGCGTCAATGAGGACCGCCTTTTGGAACTGATTGAGATTCATTGAACTTTTACTCCGGTAAACCGCTCCCAGAAATACGTCAGGGCGACCGATCCCATCGAGCCGCTAATTCCGGCAGTAGCCAAAATCATGTAAATACTCAGGCCACTTTCAATGCTAATTAACCCACCAATGACACCGGTGAAACCTGAGACGACCATTTGAGCTAACGCGTTTACCCAACTCCATGCTGCTTTGTTTTGTCTGATATCGATCAGATAGCGAACCAGGCCGCCCCAGCCAGCAATGACCAGCAGAATAATCCAGGTAACCCCGGCAATACCCTCTTTATCGTGCATACACCTAGCCATAGATTCACCTCCGATTGAGTCGGGGTGCTATATGAGAGAGATCTGGCCTTCGGGCTCTTTCGTAAAAAATGAAGGTTGTGTGCGATTCCCGAGGCCAGAAATGAGAAAGGCCCGCCGAAGCGAGCCTTTGTTTACGTTAATATTTTTACGCCGCGCTCAGCTCAAGGGTTTGCCCGAGAGCCACCAGCGCGTTTTGGAGGGTGGCGATTGTTGTTGAATGGTGTAAGTGCAGAATACGCATTACATCCTGCGGTCGCGCATCAATCATTCAGGCCAGTTCAGGGTTTGTAACCCGACGTTGAACAGCGGTATTTAATGCGCAAAAACAACAGTTCACAAAAACAACAATGCACAAAAACAACAAACCCCGCCAGAAGGCAGGGTTTTATAATTTATTCTTTACGGGCGTAAACACCCATGATTAGAATCATACAGGACACGTTTATGCAAAGTCAACAGTGTCATGCAAAAAGTTATCGTCATTTATCCGGGCGCATCAATATGAAGTCACCTTCTCGAATTCTGACGCAGCATGTTTTTCTTCTTTATGAAGCGTCTCCACCAGCCTTTCAAAGAACGGCTTCCAGTTACGTGACCATGACGACTGATGGAGGTCTGGTAAATACGTCAGGATTGCACGATGGACCGTTGCAGAAGAAACTGTCGAAAATCCATGGCCATTGCAACGTTTGCATGTCTTGAATACGGGAGCCCCTTTTTCTTTCGTCGCCTTACGGTCGAGTATCTCGCCTTTACCGCCACAGCGACATCGGGCGCTTAGTAGGCCTTTGCCCTCGCAGGCTTCGCATTTGACCGGGAAAATCTCCGTTACCTCTGTCCATTTTTCCCAGTCGGACGGATGAACCGCGCGGGATCGGCTGGCCCAGTAAGGCGCCTTTCCCCACGGATAAGAGACTTTGCGTGTGACCTGCGTCCTGGTCGTCTTTCCGGTACCGTTGCAACCAGAGCAGGTTGCGTCAGTTGCCGCCGAACGTGAGTAATCCGCGAAAGCGAATTGAGCCAGCAACAACATACAATGACTGAATTGCCGGCCAGCCGCCTTTCGGACATTCTTCGGTGCAATCTCCATTGCGTGCCGTACCAGCATCTGCACCGCCAGTTGCTCATCAGATTTGCTAACGCCAGCTTTACCCAAAAAAGCGGCAAGTCCAAAGCGTGCCCGTGTGCTGGTGGTACCCATGGCAGCTTTAACATCAGTACCAGTAAGACGATCCGGAGAAGTCCCTTTTATGCTGTCGCTAATCTGCATACCCTGAGGGCTAAAATGTTTGAGTGATGATTCCAGTTTCATTTTAAAAACCCCTTCTCTCCAGATTTACTGAGTGCGAAAAATCCCCTCGGCGTGCCGAAGGTTTCTGCGATGCGATAATGCGCCGGAGCACCGGTACTGGGATTGAAATTACAGAGACCAGGAGTGCGGACGATGAGTGCGCGCCCGCACATGTGTTTAGTGAGATCGACTTTTTTCATGCGACGTAATCCAGCAACTGAGCGGCGGCGTTTTCAGCGGCCTGCGGTGTGGGAAATGCCCGGAAAAGAATGAAGTTCCACAGAACATCAAGGACAGCTTTATAGAGTCGGGAAAATTCGACCTCATTCATTTTTGCAAATGATATCGATTCAGGCTCTTTGCGGGCAGAGCCATCTGGCATCTGATGGGTTGTATAAAACCCGGCTTCAATTGTCACCCATGCCCGAAACGCGTCGAAGGATTTCACCAGACTGCTATTTCTGGCGCGTATCCCGGCTTGTTCGCAAAGATATCGCTCTGCTAATTGCAGAAGGGTTTTCTCATACCCGGCATGGTGTGCGACGAGCTGTACATAACCTCGAATCAGCGTTTTATCGGCCGAAAAAATTGCACCGCCGCCAGGCTGCCAGTAATCAAAGCCCAGCTTAAGGAGCGCAAAGAATTTCCGGTGAAACGCCGGATTACGCGCTTGCCTGAAATCAGCATATAAAACAGCACCCGCTTTGACCTTTGAGTTGATAAAGGCCTGTGTGTCTGGTGTAGCAGGAATTAATACCCCGCTAGTAGATTTGATAAAGCTATACTGCGCCATCGGTTCCCCCGTTAACGCAGCAATTGTTCAGTAAGTGGTGACTGGTTGTTCAGGCCAGCCCACATTTTATACCTTAACGCACCCGTTTTTAGTGATCGTATAACCAGCCATTTTTGCTATTTCAATCAGAGCATTAAGTGTTGCCACATGTTCATTTTCGTGCACCTGGCGCACGCTGCAGATAATACCGTTTTTACACGTTATAAGGACACGTCCATCCGCTGGGAGTTGCTCTGTTACCTCCTCAATTTCAATCACGTGTCACCTCAGAATACTGTATATAATAACAGTATTTATACTCTCCAATCATCCGTAGTGCAAATACTTAGGATCACTATTTCTGGAAAATTTACAAAATTTCCTTTTATTACCAAAAGGTTAACAAACCGCCTATGATGGCGGTTTTATCATGGTTTCCTGACAGGTTATGACATCAGGCTGCGATTTCTTTAGCAGAACATACCTCAGGCAGAGTGGTTGTAACCTGTGGCGCAGTAAACGGCGGCGGTGCCGGAACCAACACGGAGCGGCTGCGGGCGCGTGCACCGGCCTTCATATGCCACACAATGACATGGGTCCAGTCGCAACCGTCGTCGGCGTATTTGGTGCGGTCAATATAGATAATAGCGGTCATGGTCTTTCCTCGGTTTGGGCAATGGCGCTGGTCAGGCGCGGTTAAAAGGCTTCTTTGCTGTACTTCTGGTCATAGCGGCGTGGCTGTTTAGGATGACTTGCCTCCAGTTGAATGCGGGTTTTCTCTCTTGCGCAATACTGATCAATGGGCAGGAAATGCCCGTTACGAAATTCCTGATAAATCACTGTCCCGGCTGCGCTAAAGCGGGATTTTCCAAGGATGACCTCAGCAACGTTAGTTGGTGGCTTATCCAGGTTGTAAACGTCCTCGCGGTATAAAAACAGAATGCTGTCAGCGTCCTGCTCGATAGAGCCAGAATCGCGAAGATCAGACATGACCGGACGGCGCTGTGCCGCCGGGCGCGTGTCCACGGCGCGGGATAACTGGCTCAGGGCAAATACCGGGGTATGCAGGCGCATCGCCATGGTTTTCAGGCTTCGTGAAATGTGCGCGACGGCGAGATCGTGACGCTCGGCTTTGGGCTTTTTAATCAGGCCCATGTAATCGACCATGATCATGGACAGATGCGGATAACGCCGTTTATGGGTTTCGGCAATAGCCCGGATTTGCTCAACGGTGAGATCCGTTGCATCAACAATCCATATATCCCTGTTATTCAGTAGCTCCAGCGCGCTGGTCAGTTGCGCCCAGTCCCCATCCTCCATATCTTTCGGATTACGCAGGCGCGAAACTGACATATTCCCGGTGCCCGCGATTGAACGCTCAACAATTTGCCCGGCATGCATTTCCATACTGAAAACCAGCGCGCCTCCGCCACGTCCGGAGACCGCATGGACAATGTTCAGACTGAATTCGGTTTTTCCCATACCCGGGCGGCCAGCAACAACCACTAAATCGGTGGTGTTAATGCCGCCTGTCGCCCGATCCAGGTCTTCTATACCTGTCATTAAATTGCGGGTTTCAGCATCGCCATTTATCCGTTTTTGAACCGTATTCATGTAGCGCGGTAACAGATCCTGGATGTGCACCGGCTGAACATGGCCGGTATCGGCGGTCATATCCAACAACTGCGCGATAGTGTTCTCTGTGATCTGGTCACGCTGGTCCTGATTGACGGCATTGCGTATGCCGTCAGCACCATCCTGAAGCAAGCGCGCCATTTCTCGACTACGCCATGCTTTAACCATTTTTGCGGCGTATCCCTTGAGGTTCGGCACAGTAGCAGGTTGTTTGCAGATTTCCGCCAGGTTACCCAGGGTCCCCTGCCCGCCCAGCGCCTCACTCACAAACAGCAGGTCGATCATGCCGTCCGTCAGTGCCTGTTTTTTTATCTCAGCAAATGCCCGGCGGTAAAATCCAGTGCTGAATGCCGTATCTGGCGTCGTGGCTATAACGTCAAACGCGTCTGGCGTTGCGCCGCCGTTCAACAGCCCGGCCAGCACGATTGATTCCAGTTCCTGCGGCGTCACAGTGCCCCCTCACGTGTTTTGCGGAGTGTCTCAGGCTTCATCAGGTAGTCAAAGCTGGCACGCCAGCAATCGTCGTGTTCACCTCCGAAATAAAAATCAGAAGCGATTTCACGGAATCTCTCGAAGTAACCCAGGAATGCCCCGGTTGTCTGGTTTTTCATGTGCGCAGCCAGACGGATAATTGAGCGACGACGGTCAGCGTCCAGTTCTGCCATCGGCATAAGCCCGGCAAAAATTTGATTGAAACCCTCCATGACAGCCGCCGGATCAATGTTTGCCTCAGTAATGGCCCATTTTTCAGCGTCAGCGATGTATCCATCGAACCGGTTCACGCGGCAAATATTCACCGGTTTTGGTAAGCCGCTACCGCGTCGATTCCAGGTTGCCAGCACCCAGCGAATAACCAGTCTGATGTCGTCCAGGCTATATGCTGTCCGGGTGCTTGTCGGTGTCAGCAATACAACGAACGGTTTCATGTCACGGCAGCGGGTCTCTGTTTTGGCGTTGTAGTAGTCCAGGGCTTTTTGAGCGTCAGCGTGAATTCCCATATCCTCCCCCCGCTGGGGATAAAGGGGATCTTTTGGATCAATGGCTGATTCAGAATAGTGACCGATTCTGGTGCCACCAACTGGCATAGGGGGAGTGCTACCTGGCGGCATAGCTGTGTTTTCTTGTGGCACAGGGGGTATGCTTTTTCTCGGCACAGGTTTATCAAGATTTAACGTATAAATGTTTGATGCATTGCCCTTTCCATTTTTAACGCCTGGACGATTAAGTTTTTGTAGTAAGCCCATTTCAATCAGGGCTTCAACATGTTCGCGCACGGCACTACGACTGCATTCACAGTGATCGGCAATATGTTGGTACGACGGCCAGCATTCACCGTTGTCGTTGGCGTTATCAGCCAGCTTGATAAGGACCAGTTTACGAATTGGGTTGCCCGTTTTAATGCTCATGGCGCGGGCTGTCAGCGTCATGCTCATCGTTAGATCCCCAACAATTCAGCCAGGTATCGGCCCACGTGTTCATCATTAGCTGTCGACAGGCATTGTTTACGAGTTTCAGCTTTTCGCGATCCAGGCACGTCCTGGTTTTCCGCGTAAATCTGCACCACATAAATTTCCTTTTCGTTAGAAATAAATACCGGCTCAGCATTCAGGCGAAAGCCATTAAGCCATGTAATACATTGTGTTTGCATTGATCTTTCCTCGGCACAGTTAAACGCTGGTCAGGCGCTGTGTTTCCTGCTGGGTCTATAAGGCGCATGCAACGTGCTGCGGTCGGTCTCCCGCATCGAACAGCCGCGCAGCGGTCATTTACAGTCGGCCAGCTCCTGTTGTTAAGCTGCATCATGGGTTGAATGGCTGCGATTTTTGTAAGCCTCAGGGTCATATTTCAAAACCCCTTCGGTGATCAGCGCTAATCGAGCGGCTTTACCTTCGGGTACCAACTCACCCCATGCATATACGGTCGGTGCTTTCACACCGGCGGCCTCAGCAAGCTTTTTCTTACTACCGAAATGTTTAATCGCTTCGCTTGTAAACATGTCCCCTCCCGATTGTTAGATTTTTCTAACAAACTAGGTGTTAGAGATAACGAAGTCAAGGGGATTTAGAATTATCTAACTATGATGATGCCAGGTGAGCGCATTAGAGCGCGCAGAAAAGAATTGAATCTTACCCAGAGGGCGTTAGCCAAGCTGGTTAAAGTCGCGCATGTTACTATTTCACAATGGGAAACTGGAGATAGTGAACCGGGGGGCAAGAACCTCTTTTCCCTTAGCTCGGCCCTGCAATGCTCACCTACATGGATTCTTTACGGCGACGAAAAAAGCGCCCCCGGCGACCCTGTCCGCCCGCAAAATCAGCTAACCGAGAGTGAAAAAGAGCTGTTATCGCTATTTGCATCCCTTCCGGAGTCTGAAAAAGAGCGACATTTGTCCGACTTGCGTGAAAAAGTGGCAGATTTCAATCGGTTGTTCGAAGAATTACTCAAAGCAAGAAACAATAAATAATTTTTTATTTTTCAATTACATAACTTTATTTTTGTTTATTTTGTTCGCTTAGTCTAATTTTAAAGTTGCATAAAAAGTTAGACTTATCTAAATTAATAACACCAACAACGCACTAACCACGCGGCGGTTGTTCAGTAAAACGTTCTGACAATCTGGAAAGACAGACAAAAGATCAGGGGAAAGACCCGTAATGAATTGCAATTGCATTGACAGCAATCAGAAGATAAACGCCTGGCACCACAACCTTAAAGACGTAAAAAAGCCCACCAAAGTGGGCTCTTTTACCCCGAGCGGAGACCAATCCATCGGGTAGTGGCAACGGGAGACCAATCCCGCGCCGAGGAAAGACCAACGACTATGCCGTGGCTCGGCAGAAAGTATATCACAGGAGTCGCTATGCAAGAACACACCACCACGCTTTCAACTCCTCTGTATTTAATCCCGCACACCAGAAACAAACTCATGGTCTCCACGACGGATATGCGCAGTCCGATGCCGCAAGACATGCACCACATCCCGTTTTAG